CCTCATCTCGGCTATCTACACAAGCGCATACAACATTCTGTTGGCCAGCAACTTCTTGCCTGACCACATCTTTGTTTCACCAAACGTATGGCAGGCTTTGGGTGCACAGCTTGATGTTGATAAGCGACCAGTGTTTCCATACGTGGGTGCAGCTGGACTTATGGGTGTCAATGGTATGGGCTCTGCTGATATCACTGTTGCTAACACTTTCAACCCATTTGGCTTGAACCTTGTAGCTGACCGCAACTTTGCGGCTGGCACAATGGTTGTAGCTCGTGGCGCTGCAATAGAGTTTTATGAAAGCATCCGCGGATTGCTAACACGTGACGAACCATCAACATTGGGCAAGGTTATGTCGTACCACGGCTATGCAAGCCTTTTTGTTGCTGATGCAACTCAAGTACAAAAAATCGCACTTGCTTAGTCCGAAAGGCGGCTACCGCCGATGGCTACATACACAGTCACTTTTAAGCAACTGCTAGACAACTATGCAGTGCTACAAACACTGACCGATACCGAAATAGAGGTGGGGCAATCCATCACTGTTTCGGCTGTTGGTGCACCTTTTAACGGCACCTTTGTGGTCTATGCCATGCCCAAGTATGAGTACATCGGCATAGACACAGAAGGTGATCTGTTATTTAACAGCAATGTCAGTATTCCTAACCAGGTGCTTTTTGCTTGTACTGGTGCTGATGTTGGCCGCATTGCATCAAGTGGCACTATCACTTTTACGCAGGATTGCACATGGATAAGCATTTCCCAGCTGGTGACATATCTCGGCGTAGATATTGTGAACCCAAGCGATGACTACACGCTTGCTACGCAGGCTCGAAACGCTGCCAACGACTTTGCTTATCGGCGCAGGCAAGAGTCGGGCTATTTTGATAGTCTGACCACAAGCCCGGGCCACGATTGCACGCTGGGTACGCTTATGTATGCAGCTGCATTGTGGCGCGCGCGAGGCTCAGTACAGGACACTTTTGCCACGTTCGATGGTATGGGCTCAGCGCCCGTCAGTGCCATGACACCGATGATTAAACAGCTCTTGGGCATAGACCGCCCACAGGTGGCTTAATGCCTGCCACAGGGCTTCTCAACGAGGCTATGCAAGACCTCAAGGCCACACTTACGGCAGTGACTGGCATCCGTTGTGTCAGTGATCCCACAAAGATTGTGCCTAACTGTGTCTTCCTCGATGCACCTAGTTTTGAGACAATCGCTGGCGGTGGCAACATTGTGCGCGTCACCATCCCAGTGCGTGTCATTGGCAGTGGCACCGCAGCCCAAAATGTGCTGGAAAACATCCTGAGCATCGTGGCTACCGTGCTTGGCTCAAGCGTTGTCATTATGGCTGGCCAACCGTCATCACTAGAAATTGGTGGCGCTACCTATCCTGCTTACGATCTACAAATGGCGATGCAGGCACAGAAGCAATGACATACACAACTGCAGTAGTATTATCTGCTAGAACTATAAACAGATACGGCACCCGGCACCGTTTGACACAGGAGAACCAACGTGGCCACAAGCACTTACCTCACTAACCCAACCGTAAACCTTGCGCCCACCACTGGTGGTACAGCTGTTGATTTGACTGACCAGTGCCGCAGCGCAACTATCACACTTGGCGTGGACAGTCTTGAAAGCACTGCTTTTGGTGATACTGGCCATCGTTTTGTGCCAGGTCTGCAGACAGTATCGGTAGAGCTTGAGATGTATCTCAGCTATGGCACTAATGAGGTCGAGGCCACATTGTTTGCCAATCTCGGCACAGGTACTACACAGTTAGTCATTTCGCCATCAGGCACGACAGAGTCAGCGTCTAACCCTGAGTACACAATCATCAATATGCAGCTGGTGGACTTCACACCAATTACTGGCTCTGTTGGTGAACTGTCAATGATTACCGCGTCATTTATTGGCGGCACCTACGCACGAGACATCACATCCCCATAACCAAAGGAACCCGACATGAAACTAACTCTTTTAGTGGATGCTGGCGAAGGCCCGTACCAAGTGCAAACCAGTCTGTACGTCATTGTGCAGTGGGAACGCAAATACAAACGCAAGTCAAGCACCATCGGTGAGCAAGGCATAAGCATTGAGGACTTGGCTTTTATGGCGTACGAGTCATCCAAAGTTGCTGGCATCACAGTGCCCGTAGTACTTGACGATTTCATTAAGCGCCTAGTGACTTTGGAAGTGGTGGACAATGATCCGGCAAACCCTACCCAAGCGGAACCTACCGCCATTCCCTAGCCAGTCTCTTAGTAGCCACAGGCTGGTGGCCACCTGCTGTAGAGTTTGATATTGCTGATCTAAACACCACGATTAAGCTGTTAAACGAAAGCCGCAAAGCATGAGCCTAGAAACAAGCGCCGAAATCACAGGCTTGAAGCAGGCATTGTCAGAGCTCAGCAAGTTAGACAAATCAGCGCGCTTTAAGGCCGCAGCCAAGATTAAAGCCAGTAGCCCAGCAATGCTTGAAAAGGGCCGTGAACAGTTCCCACCAGAAATTGGTGTCAGCATGATACGTGGTTGGGGAGTAGGCAAAAAAGGCAAAAAGGGCAGGCTTACTTACGACAAAACTGCTGTGGACAAGGGTGTACAAATTATGGTTGGTGGTCGTGCACGTGGCCAAGGCATCACACCATTGGTCACTCTTGTGCAGAAAGATGCAGCTGGCGCACTGTTCAGCCAGGCAGGGACAAAAAACAACAGCGACTTCTCACGCTTGCTCACCAATGTTTTTGGCAGGCCCCAGCGCGGCTTGTGGCGCTCACGTGCCTTTATTGCTGAGCAAGGCACAGCTGACATTATGAAAGCCGTGGATGAAGTAATCGCTGACGCTAACCGCGCACTACAAGCAAGGACATCTGGCTAATGGCTATTTACCTACCAATCGTTACGCAATTCAACCCAAAGGGATTGAAGGAAGCCGAGAAGGGTTTTAAGGATTTAGAAGGCGCGCAGGCCAAAGCGAAATACGCGCTAGGGAAAGCCAACAAATATGCAGCAGTAGCGCTTGGTGGTTTAGTTGCTGGCCTTGGTGATGCTGTCAAGGGTGCTATGGAAGATGAGCAGGCACAGGCAATGTTGGCGCGTCAGCTACAGAAAACCACTGCAGCCACTGATGCACAGATTGCTGGCGTCGAGTCCTACATAACCCAGCAGGGCAAACTTAAAGGCGTAACAGATGACGAGCTACGCCCGGCACTGGCTGGACTGGTGCGCGCCACGATGGACATTGACGAAGCCCAAAAAGCCGCCAACTTGTCTATGGACATTGCCGCAGCCAAGGGCGTCAGTCTCGAAAGTGTCACACGAGCTATGGAAAAGGCGTATGGCGGCAACATGACTGCCCTGGCAAAGCTGTCACCAGAGCTACGCGAGATGATTAAAGACGGCGCAAGCATGGAAGAAGTCATGGCCGAGATGGCTGTCACTTTTGGCGGTGCTGCAACTGATTCCGCTAACACTGCTGCAGGCTCTATGAAGCGTTTAGGCGTCGCCCTTGGTGAAGCCAAAGAAGGTGTAGGCGCTGCACTGTTGCCAATACTTGAAAAGGCACTGCCAGTGCTTCAATCGTTCGCACAATGGGCACAAGACAACCCAACACTAATCACGGCTGTGGCTGTGGCTTTTGGTGCTTTAGCCGCTGCTGTTGTTTTGGTTAATGCAGCCATGGCCCTTAACCCTGCAGTGCTAATCACGGCTGGCATTGTTGCTTTAGGTGTTGCACTTGTTACGGCCTATAAGAAGTTTGACACTTTCCGCGCTGTAGTTAATGCTGTCGTTAATCAGGTGGCGCGTAACTTTGAGTTTATGGCTAACGCTTTTATCACAATGATTAACGTAGTCATTAAGGGCATTAACTTAATTAAGCCTGGCAAAGACATTGGCTCGCTAGGTCAAATTAGCCTCGGCCGTTTAGGTGGCGAAGGTAGTGCATCTGGTGGCGCTAACCCTGCAGGACTTGACTACAAAGCAATGGCCACTGGTGGCATTGTGACTAGCCCTACCTTGGCGCTAATAGGCGAAGCAGGCCCAGAAGCTGTAATTCCGTTGTCTAAGGCTGGTGGCATGGGTATGAATATTACGGTGAACGCTGGTCTAGTGGCTACCCCAGATCAAGTAGGTCAGGACATCATTGCAGCCATCCAAAAGGCACAGCGCCGTAGCGGAACGGTATTTGCACCAGCATGAGCACACCAACAATGCAAGTGCTGGTGGGCTTTCAGAGCACCATTGGCTTTGGCACACCGTTTCAATTAAACGATGCGTTCTATGGTGTTTTAGATACTGCAGGCCGTGGCACTTTAGGCGGTCTGACCTTTGTTGATCTCACAAGCCTTGTCGAGAATGTCAGCATTACCCGTGGCCGTTCACGCCAGTTAGACCAGTTCAATGCCGGCACAGCTGTCATTGCTTTTGACAACGCCAGCCAAGTGCTGAACCCAAGTAACACCGCCAGCCCTTACTACCCGTTTGTGTTGCCACGATGCCCGGTACAAATCCTGGCTAATGGCATACCGATTTACACTGGGCTAATTACTGACTGGAATCTTGACTACGACATCAGCAACCAAGACATGATGTACGCGTCATGCTCTGACAATTTCACGGTGCTTGCTAACCAGTCACTTAACGCTGTGACCCCATCAGCACAG